CCTTCGCCAAGGTGGTGGCCCCAATGAATTGGCTCTACAACGGCTCAGACGATGCTATTCGCCAGCTCTTAGTGGACGCAATGCTTGATCCTCAACTCGCTGCCAAGATGATGCGTAGAGCAACACAGGCGACTGTTGAACCCTTGTCAGAAGAGCTGAAGAAGAAGGCTCTTGCTGGCGGTCTTGGAACTGCATTTGGATTGGAATAAATCATGCCACGCGCAAAAATCTCAGAGTTTTCGACCACCGCCGGTGATAACACCGACATCGATGGAATCAACATAGCTGAGGGCTGCGCCCCGAGTGGTATCAACGATGCCATTCGTGAGCTTATGGCCCAGCTCAAGGACTTCCAGTCCGGCGCTGCGGGTGACAACATCACGGTTGTAGGAACGCTCGCGGCCAAGGGGACTTCATCCTCTGGAGCCGATCTGAAGCTGTACGAGGACACCGACAACGGCACGAACTATGTCGGGTTCATGGCTCCTGCTTCCATCGCTTCTAACGTCCAATGGACGCTTCCTAGCGCGGATGGCACGGCGAACCAGGTTCTCTCAACGAACGGCTCTGGAGTGCTAAGTTGGGCATCTGGTGGAAATGTCAGCACTTCGGCAAATAATGCCTTCACGGGTGCTAATACCTTCTACAACGCCACGGGACAGACCTTCGGCACGGCCACCTCATCCGAGGACGGGATCATCGTAGCAGGCCGCGCTGGTGGATCGTCTTCTTATCGGGTCACGCTGACTCCTGGAACGCTGACGGCAAGCCGGACGGCCACATTCCCTGATGCGTCCACGACCATTGCCGGATTGAGCGTCGCTCAGACCTTCACCGCAACACAGACTTTCAGCGGTTCGTCTAGCGCCCTGGCGATGGTTCTGAATGATGCAGCAGAGACAACGACTGTCTCGGCTACTGCCGCAACGGGCACGATCAATTTTGATGTGACCACGCAATCGGTCATTTACTACACCTCCAATGCTTCTGCGAATTGGACGGTGAATTTCCGCGCCTCGAGTGGTACAAGTCTGAATACGGCCATGAGTACGGGCCAGAGCGTAACGGTTGCTTTCTTGGTCACTCAAGGGTCTACTGCGTACTACAACAGCGCGGTTCAAGTGGACGGAACTAGCGTCACTCCGAAGTGGCAAGGAGGAACCGCTCCTGCTGCTGGTAATGCAAGCGGCATCGATGCCTACGTTTACACGATCATTAAAACGGGATCAGCGACTTTCACGGTGTTGGCTTCGCAGACCCAGTTCAAGTAAGGAGTCCGTATGCCACTAATTGAAACAAAAGGCGCGGCTTCTGCACAGGGTTTTGGCGAATTCGCCAAGACTGGCGAGGCTGTATATATAGAGTCATGTTTCTCGACGTGGCTCTACACCGGCAACGGCTCTACGCAGACCATCACCAACGGGATTGATCTGTCCACGAAGGGTGGGTTGGTTTGGATAAAGCGAAGGAGTAGTTCGGCCTCACATTACTTAGCAGACACTGTTCGCGGAACATCTAAGTATTTATCCACAAACGTAAGCAGCGCCGAAAATTGGGCAGGTACTTTTACAGATACATTAACCTCTTTTAATTCAAATGGATTTAGTCTTGGCGCGGATGGTTTCGGGACTGTAAATATTTCTGGCGAAACCTACGCATCATGGACATTCCGCGAGCAGCCGAAGTTCTTTGATGTGGTGACGTATACGGGGAATGGAGGCGTTCAAAACATATCTCACAGCCTAGGTTCCGTACCCGGCTGCATTATTGTTAAGTCAACAAGTTCTGCTTTTGACTGGGCTGTATATCACCGATCTCTAGGCGCTACAAAAGGTGTATACCTTAATACAACACAAGCCGAGCAAACCAACAACACGCTTTGGAACGACACGGCCCCGACATCTACACAATTTACTGTTGGAAATTCTAGTGGCCCATCAAGTTCAACAAATGCCAACGGCGGCACCTACGTCGCCTACCTCTTCGCCCACAACGCAGGAGGCTTTGGCCTGACGGGTACGGACAATGTGATTTCGTGTGGGTCGTTTACGGGCACAGGCGCGGCAGGTAACGCAATCACGCTTGGTTATGAGCCGCAATGGCTATTAATAAAGAGAACAGATTCCACAAGTGACTGGGCCATGTTCAACAACATGATGGGCATGACTCTCACTGACGACACATACCTTTGGGCAAATTTAGCCTCTATTGAAAACACATATAACGTTCTTGCGCCAACGGCTACAGGGTTTGTTTTCCAAGATCCATACTTGAACGCATCAGGGGGAACCTACATCTACATCGCCATCCGTCGCGGCCCGATGAAAACTCCGACGACGGGGACGAGTGTGTTTCAGGCAACGACATGGACTGGAACAGGCGCGGCATTGCAGCAGAACGTAAACATCAACTACGACTCGTTCATGCAGTGGCGTCGAAACGGAGGGTATTCAACGCCGTGGATGGATAGGCTGAGGGGCTTCGGTTACTCGCTTTATACGCAGCAAACGAGTGCGGAAGTAAATCAAACTGCATTCATTGCGGGTACGCTTCGAAACAACTTCGTCAATTTTGTTGACGGCACTTACAACTTGAACGGAGAGCCGTGGCTTAACTACGCGTTTGTCCGCGCCCCCGGCTTCTTTGATGTGGTTTGCTATACGGGGACGGGTTCTAACCGCACCGTGAGTCATAACTTAGGTGTTGTGCCTGAGTTGATGATCTTGAAGCCAAGATCAAACGGCTCAAATGGTTGGTGTGTTTATTCGGCGCCTGTCGGGAATCAGCGGCGTTTGCTGCTTGATACATCTGATGCCCAATCTAGCGCGAATGCTGTCTTCTGGAACAATACGACTCCAACATCCACAGTGTTTACTGTTGGCACAGCCGCTCTTACGAACGAAAACAACACAACATTTGTCGCTTACCTCTTCGCCTCCTGTCCTGGAGTAAGCAAGGTGGGAAGTTACACCGGCACAGGCGCGTTGCAGACCATCGATTGCGGCTTTACAGGTGGCGCTCGGTTCGTGCTCATCAAGAGATACGACACCACTGGTGACTGGTGGTTGTACGACAGCGCACGCGGCATCAGCAGCGGCAACGACCCCTACTTGTTCATGAACTCCACGGCTGCGGAAGTCACGGGCACCAACTACGTTGACACCGACAGCACGGGTTTCAAAGTCACCGCAGCAGCCCCGGCGGGGTTGAACGCAAACGGGGGCACCTACATCTTCCTGGCCATCGCATAAGGAGCAATCATGGAAATCAGAATCAGGGCCACTGGCCAAGTGATGTTGGAGGACGAACTCCGGCGTTGGGCGCGGGACAACGGTGGCCCGTCATGGGATCGCACCACGGACGAGGTGCTAGAGGCGCTTGGCGCTGATGTGGTCTTTGAAGGCCCACAGGCTACCGGGGGTACGGTCTACCAGTTCTCCATGCGTCAAGGCGTGGAGCAGATCGACGGTAAGTGGTTCACCAAGCACGTTCTTGGGCCGATCTTTACTGACCGTCCTGCAACGGATACTGAGCCTGCCCAGACCGCTGCCGAGCAGGAAGCCGCCTACAAGGCTCAGAAGGATGCCGAGCAGTCTAAGGCTATGCGTGAGCAGCGCAGCCAGAAGCTGAAGGAGACCGACTGGGTGGTGGTTAAGCATCTCGAGCGCAATGAGAACATTCCTGGCGCTTGGGAGGTTTATCGTCAAGCCTTGCGTGATGTGCCTACTCAGCAGGGTTTCCCTTGGAACGTAACCTGGCCCGAGGAGCCGTGATAAATGGTCACAGAAGTGGAGTCAAAGCTCATGACCCATGAGGCTGTTTGTGCTGAGCGATACGCTGGTATCAATGCTCGGCTCAAGCGGCTAGAGCAAATCCTGATTACCAGCGCAGGGGCGATCATTCTTCTTCTGATTGGTCTAGTGACCAAGTTGTAATATGGTCGATCCGCTGACCGCGATAGCTGCTGTATCGTCAGCGGTTAACCTAATCAAGAAGGCGTCCAAGGCTGTCGACGATGTTCGCAGTCTTGGCCCTCTTTTGGGTAAATACTTCGATGCCAAGCACGAGGCAACGAAAGCTGTAGCCCAGGCCAAGAAGAAGGGCGGCTCCAACATGGGGATGGCGATTCAGGCCGAACTCCAGTTGATGCAGCAAAAGCAGTTCGAAGACGAACTGAAGATGATGTTCTTCACCACCGGAAATGCTGATGTTTGGGAAAACATCCAGATCCGTGTGGCTCAGATGAACCGTGATGATGCGCTCGAGGCCAAGCGGGAGAAGGAAGCCGCAGCCCGTCGAAAGAAACAGATCGCTCAGATGATTGAGGCCACCGTTGGGGCGGTCATCATCGTTATAGCACTTGGTGCTATGGCATACATGGCTTATCTAGGA